CGCCGAAGCAGTCGCTATCAGTCGAGCACGCGATAACACAAGACCAGATTGGTCTTCTCAAGAAGCTTGACCCACAAACAACCAAAGACAAAATCATGCAGCTCGTTACGCGATGCACTCAACTGATGAACGTGCAAAACAATATGAACGCTATGCAGATTGAGTTTTGTGCTGAACAGATTATGCAGGACAAATACTTTTACTCGCTTGAAGATATCCAGTTGTGTTTAGATCGTGGTGCTATTGGTGGGTATGGCACGATATACAACCGCATCGACCCGGCAACTATCCTTGCATGGTTTCCACTTTATGACCAACAACGACAACCGTATGTAACTGCAAAGCGACAAGCCCAAGAACAAGCTAACAACATCTATGAAATCTTCGCACACCCGCAAATGAATGAAGCGATGAAGGACGTTGTAACAAAATTAGATGCAAAAATGTTACAAGAGCCGGTGCAGGAAATCAAACGCGATAAGCCTAGCGAACTTGAAGTGGCATTGATGCGCGAGTACGATGAACTGCCACAGTGGGTTAATGACCAGCGGTTCCGACTTTACAAAAATAAACCTTTTCAGTTTACAGAATATAGATACGAACGCTACCGCGAGCTGATTGAAAACCAAAATGAATATTGATATGGAAAGAATGTTATTACAAAAATCTGGTATAGAATACACCCTCAAGTTTAGCAAGGGCTTATTGCAAAAACCAGGAGTTTATATTTTTAGTTATAAATCAGATGTGCAATATGTAGGATGTTCTAAAAATTTATTTGCTAGATTATCACAACATTTGTATCCTAGTGGCATCAGTAAATTATTTCAATGGAATCAGATAGAAGTGGTTTTTTGCGAGAACTATTTGGAGATAGAACAATTTTGTATCAGAGAATTAAAGCCAATCCATAATGGTGGCATTACTTCAAAGGTATTGGTTAAACAAGGTAGTGGGTACACAATGGGCAAACGTCATACCTTCATTTTAGAGCAACACATTACTGATAAAATTAAAGCTATTGCATATTGGGAAAGACAAAAAATTCAAGACGTTGCAAATAAAGCATTGCTAGCATATATCGACCAGTATGAAATAGTAAACGGTAAAATTAAAACAACGATTGATCGTGAAGCAGTATGATAAAAACCGCGAGATTGAATTGCTACGCAAACTATTTGTGTTGACAGCTAAGCGAAGTATGCGACCATCGATGACTGATAATGTTGCAATGCGTCTTATCTTTGAGGAGTTACATTTGCTTACTGATAAAGATGAATACAGGCTATGACAATAGGTGAATTGTGGGATGCACTGGCAGCTTATCCGGATGATACAGAAGTGTTCATCGGATTCATCAACGGCCATAGCATCGACGAAGAACCATTCACAATAGCAGAGATTAGCAACATGCGGGGCAACATCACAATAGCTTTTATGCTCGATGACATTAACATAATCAATAATTAAATACAATGAGTAACTATCAAATGCAAGAGGGTCAGTTCACCCTATTCAAGAACAACAACGTAGCCAACAATGGCCCACAGTACACAGGTGAAATCATGGTTAATGGCAAGAAGATGCGTCTGGCTGCGTGGGTGAAGGAAGGCAAGAGTGGCAAGTTCTTTTCGGGCAAGATGTCCGAGCCATTAGAGAAACGCCAACACGATGATGATTCACAAGGCACAGGCGATTTGCCTTTCTAATGATTGAGTATCTACCGAAACAAAATGAAGCACTGCGCGTATTGGGTAATTCACACCCAGCACGTGTGGTGCTATTCGGTGGCGCAGCGGGCGGCTCGAAATCTTTTATCGGTTGTGCATGGCAGATAAGCCGCAGGTTCAAGTATCCCGGCACGCGAGGACTGATAGGCCGTAGCAAATTAGATACGCTAAAAAAGACCACGCTCAAGACGTTCTTTGAGGTAGCGCACATGCTAGGGCTTGCGCCTAATGAACACTACACGATTAACAATCAAACGCACGTAATCACGTTCAACAACGGTAGTGAAATAATACTCAAAGACCTTTTCGCTTATCCATCAGATGCGGAGTTCCATAGTTTAGGCGGGTTAGAATTAACAGATGCCTACGTAGACGAGGCGGCACAAGTATCAAAGCGGGCAATAGATATACTCCAGTCCCGCATTCGTTTTAAGCTACGCGAATACGATTTACCGCCGAAGATGCTACTCACATGCAATCCGTCAAAAGGATGGCTGTATAATGAGTTCTATGCACCACACAAGATGGACAACCTGCCCGCACATCTTGCATTCATTCCATCGCTGCCGACCGATAACCCACACCTGCCCGAAAGTTATATTGAAACGCTAGAACGTTTGCCCGAAATAGACAGGCGAAGGCTGCTCTATGGTGACTGGGAATACGATGAGAGCGTTGACAACCTGTATCAGTACGATGACCTTGTGCGCTGCTTCCGAGATGAGGAAAGCAAAGGTGAAAAGTATATAAGTGCCGACATCGCACGACTAGGAAAAGACAGAAGTGTGATTTGCGTGTGGCAAGGTTTGCATCTGATTGAGATACACGAACTGCGCAAGCAACCAATCACAACCGTTGTATCTAAAATCAAAGAACTGTGCGCGGCGCAAGGCATTAAACTTAGCAATGTGATATGCGATGAAGACGGTGTAGGGGGTGGTGTAGTTGATAGCCTCAAGTGCCGGGGCTTCCTTAACGGTGGGCGTGCTAAGCAACCAGACCGATACACCAACCAAAAAGCGGAATGCTATTTTAAGCTCGCAGAATTGATTGAGCAAAACAAAGTAATCTTCAAAGTGAATCAGTTCCGTGATATCATCATCCAAGAGCTGGATATGATACGCCGCCGCACTCCCGAAGCCGACGGCAAACTTGCTGTGATAAGTAAAGACGAGATAGCGCGCATGCACGGCAAGTCACCTGATTATGCAGATGCCATAATGATGCGTGTTTACTTTGAACTATTCCCGAATTACGGCAGCTATTCGTGGGCGTAACAATTAACAAACGCCTTCTGTAACCCGCGCCAACACTCATTTTAACAAATTTTAACAATTGATTTTTGGTAGGTAACTATTTACCCTACTATATTTGTGCCATCAATAACAATAAAACACAAAGCAAAATGAAAAAGTTTACAATTACAGGTTACAACCGTAACAACAACGCAGTTCAAACATTAACTTACAACACAGAAGTGTTAACTGAATCAATGAAGCGTAGCGCAATGAATACGATTCAACTTTTTTCAGCTAGTCCACTACGTTTTGAAATCAAAGAAATCTAATATCATGAAAGCAAGCAAAGTCATTAAGTACCTAGTGTACACCGCAATCTTTTTTGCAATTCTTAACTATTGTCAAGAGTTAAACGATTGCCTGATGCGCTATTAATCACTATCTTCGAAACATCAAAATCAATTAAACATTATGAGTTATCACAAAGACAATCTTGAGGCACTGCAAAAATTTCAGCAGCTGCTCAACGCGGAACCTGACCCCGCAGGCGTGGAAGCTACACCCGATAAAAAAGCGTCTACGCTGGTCATTAGTCATATTGAAATGACATTAGATGAAATCTACTTTGGCCATTGGCGAACTGAAAATTTCAAGTGGTCTACGATTGCCAATGAGGTGCAGGCATCACTTGAACTGGTAGTTACTCATCCAATATCCGGGTATGAGTTACGCCGCACAGGTGCTGCATCTGTTGTCATCATGGTAGATAAAGTTCCCGATGACCTGCGCAATGATCCACAGGCACGCAATGAGTGGGCGCTTAATCCATCGAATAAGAAAGCTAATGCAATGGATTTGGCATTTGGTAAATTGAAATCTGAATGCCTGAAAAACGCTGCGCAAAGTTTGGGCAAAGTGTTTGGCCGTGACCTTAACCGCAAGAACAAAGATGCCTACAAGCCATTCAAGTTGAAGGGCAGTCTAGGGCAGGGTCATGACCAAGACGTGAAGTACGTGCGCGAGCTTATCCAGCAAGCGACAGAACTCGCACAGCTAAGCAAGATTAGCAAGTCATGCAGTGGTGATGTGCTATCGGAGGTCGGCGATGAAATGGAGGCAAAGCGTCAAATGATTTTAATGAACCAAGAGCGCGGGCAATTCATTGCCTCAATCTAACTGTTAAAATTTGTTGCAACTGTTCGGATATTCCGAATGGTTGCTACATTTGACTATCAATTTAAAACACTATAACAATGGAACAAGTATTATTCAGAGCGTCACAACTAGGTAAGTTGATGACCGATGCACGAACCAAAACAGGTTTGAGCGAAACGACCAAAAGCGCACTGCTAGAAATCTACGTAGCGAACAAATACAGCCGCTACAAAGAGATGTCAAACAAGTTTATTGAGAAAGGTCTAGCCGTTGAGAATGATGCCATAGACATGTGGCGTAGACACCGTGGCGAAATCGTATTCAAGAACGAACAGATGTTTGCAAATGACTTTATCAAAGGCACACCTGACTTACTTATCAAAGATGATGAGACGGATTTAGTAGTGAATGTGCCGGACATTAAAAGCTCGTGGGACATACACACGTTCTTTGATGCTATGACTAGCGACATTAGCAAGGATTACTATTGGCAAGGTCAAGCCTACTGCTGGTTGACGGGTGCGCCACGTGCAACATTCTGCTACGTGTTAGTCAACGCACCACTGCAAATGATTAATGATGAGAAGTACCGACTCGCACGCCGCATGAACTTGATTGACGCGCAGTCTGACCCTACCTTTGTAAAGAAAGCACAGCGCATTGAAAAGAATATGATCTATGACATGGGCAGGTTCCTCGATGACTATCCAGATGCAGACTTAGAAACTACTGAATGGACATACGACATCCCGGTGCATGAGCGCATACACGAAAAGGTTGTGGAGTTTGATGCAGACGCAATCGCAAAGCTGCAAGAGCGTGTACCTATGTGGCGTGAATACCTTAATACCTTAGCACTATGAGTAAAGAAACAGCACTACAGATAGCAATGAGAATAACGCAACGCTATGCTAACTCATTGTTTGATGAACACACTGCCCGTGGTCGGCAGTTCATGGATGAAATGTCCGAGTGTTTAGAACAGGAGCGTGAGCAGATTGAGAAGGCATTTGATGTTGGTTATGGTAGTGGCTCAGATGCTCCACCACGTAAATATCCACAATTGGAATATCACGAAGCATCTGAATACTACAACGACACATACAAAGGAGCTGAACAGATTGAGGCCGCATTACCATCGAAGGACGATGCTGTTAATGTTGGATTTAGAAAAGCTATAAATGCAGAATACAACTTGAGAAAGGTGTGTAAAGACTCAGACGACGATTTATATTATAGTGGTTGGATGGATTGTTACGATTGGATAAACAAAACATACAAAGGAGGTAAGCAATGAATAAAGCATGGACAACATCACTAGTTGGTTGTGGTATATGCACCCACATTTGGGCAGCGGTTAGACCTGTCAACACATTACAACTTGAATGCCCACATTGTCATCATATGATAACCATAGAAGAATTATGACAGCCGACCAACTCAAAGACCATGTGCGCAATAGCATGCAGCACTACTACAACAAAGAACAGGTTATAGAACTAATCAATAAACTCAAAGATGAAAGCAAAAGAAAAGGCATGGCAACTGTACTCGAACTATTTTGACATCATCGAGAATGGCAAGCAGGAAGGCAACCTAGCTGACGTGCATATCAAAGCTATCAACGCCGCACTGCATTGCGTAGATGAAGCACTGGTTAACGCACCGAATGAAATCATGCAAGACTTCGAAGGCACAGGTGAGTTCT